GAGAACAGTTATGGCGAGAACGCCATCGTCGCCATCGCGTGCTATACGGGTTACAACGTGGAAGACGCCATCCTGGTGAATGAGGGCGCGATTAAACGTGGCCTCTTCCGCACCACCTATTTCAGCGTTTATGAGACACATGAAGAGAGGTCGGCGAAGACGGACAGCTACAAGAAAATCGGCAACATTGAATCCGCAGACAAGACGGTTCTCGGGCTCAAAATGGGCTACGATTACAGCAAACTTGACGAATATGGCCTTGTGCGCGAGGGCACCCCCATTGACGACAAGACGGTCCTCATCGGGTGTTTCAGCGGGTCCAATGACGCCAACTCCGACTATTATGACACAAGCAAGACGACCAAAAAAGGCCAGCTCGGCGTAGTAGATAAATCCTTCATCACCGAAAGCGACGAGGGCCGCCGAATTGCGAAAGTCCGATTGCGCGAAGAACGTTTGCCCGCGATCGGCGACAAGATGGCCTCTCGTTCAGGACAAAAAGGCACAATCGGAATGGTGATCCGAGAGGAGGATATGCCATTCACACGCGATGGTGTCCGCCCCGACCTCATCATTAACCCCCACGCCATCCCCACGCGTATGACAATCGGCCAGCTCGTGGAATGTATCACCGGAAAGGCGTGTTTGATCAGCGGCACACACGGCGACTGTACGGCATTCACCAGTGACGACTCCCAGCTCGCGCCATTCGGCCGAATGTTGTCCAAGGCGGGTCTCCACTCCTCTGGAAACGAGCTCTTGTACAATGGTATGACGGGCGAACAAATAGAGGCGGAAATCTTCATGGGACCGACCTATTATATGCGGTTGAAACACATGGTGAAAGACAAGGTCAATTTCCGCGCGACGGGGCCTCGCACAGGACTCACCCGACAACCGGTCTCGGGTCGTGCCAATGACGGCGGTCTGCGTATCGGCGAGATGGAGCGCGATTCCATCATTTCACACGGAGCGACCGACTTCTTGCGCGAATCCATGTTGGTGCGCGGAGACCAATATTATATGGCGGTTTGTAATAAGACGGGTGGGGTCGCCATTTACAACCCCGAGAAGAATCTGTTCCTGAGTCCATTGGCGGATGGTCCGATTAAATACACGGATTCGCTGGACGGCAAAACAATGAACGTGGAGCAGGTGTCCAAATACGGCCGCAGTTTCAGCGTGGTGCGCGTTCCCTATGTATTCAAACTCTTCATGCAAGAACTACAGACGATTAACGTGAAGATGGCAATAATCACAGAGGACAATGTGGATCAGTTTGATTCAATGAACTTTTCGGCAAATATCAGCTTGCTCAGTGGCCTCTCAACACCGGGTGACGTAAGTAGGAAAATCCTGGATGACAGAGACAACGCCGAGATGATCAAGAATAATATCAAGCAATACCGCAATAGACAGCAATTGCCGACGCCAGAACCGGTGAAGGACAGTGTGAAAGGTCATTGGGAGAACTATTTGAAGTTCAAAGGGCTGCCGATGGATTTCAAATACGACGACACAGCATTATTGCTGGAAGGATCCGTGATGACGCCGGGATTATCACCGGTATCGCCCGACTTCTCTCCCCCCACGCCGGAAGATGCGACTGCGGAGTTCTGGGAAGACTATTTGGAGTCAAAAGGAATGCCCGCCAAGTTTGAATACGACGCCGAAGTGATGTCTGAAGGAGAAGGATATGTTCAAAACAGTCCCGAGAGTTTCAGTTCTACAGACTCGCTTTCACCAACTAGCCCCGAGTTTTTACCAAAAGCAGTCGGCATTCCATATGGCTCAAATGTCCCTGCGAATTATGAATCCAGAAGCCAAGTCTTGTATAATGAAAAGACCGGCCAAGATTACCCATTTGACGCAACCAAAGGTCATTATATTGACCCAACCACGGGATACATTGTAGTAAGAAAGGAGTTTTTGGCTGAAAACAATTTGTTGGACGACTCGCCTCCGCATTCCTCTCTCTCACCCATACAGTTTTATTCCAAGGGTGATATTGTGTATTTATTGACAGACCCAATCACCCCTTGGATAATTACACTGGTAGGAGAGTACAATATTGTTATTACAAATAAACGCAATGGGCAAAACAAGGTTGTGGACGAAAAAGATATAACACGAAATCCACAGCAGCAACAGCAGCAAACCTTTGAAAATCCGCCTTCTCCGGAGTTCTCTCCAGAGAATTCGCCTTTACAAACGCCCGCCATCCATTTCCAACCAAACATCATTGTGTCAACCGGTGCCAATAGTCAGGTATCATCACCAACTCCATTGGAGACCCAAGTTACGACAACTAGTCCGACTATGACGACACAACAGGTAGCGACACCTCAATCTGACTTCTTTGATAAACCCGTGATAAGCAAACAAAAGGCCGATTCAAATACAAGCTCATTATTGAGCGGCGGCAGCTTCAAAGTGAAAATGGTATAACCATAAAATTGAAAAAGATTAATAAATATAAGGACATTATATAATTTAATACAATGTCCTATTCAAACGCAGAAATCACATCCATTTATAATTCACGAAAGACCATTTTGGAAATCTATGGCGACAATGATATCTTTTGGAAGCTTGACCCGAACTCCGTACTAGAATACCACAATTTCACCGTCAATGAAATAGAGGCAATGACGAAGAACAACCAATTGGATATGTTGTTGAAAAGCCAAATGGATAGTGGCAAGATCTATGTGAAATATATGCTCAACAAATCCACGATTCGCCTGAATATTGTGGACGATTTAGTAGAAGAACTCTTTGAAATAGAAGGCGTTCTTGGTAAAAACGACACGCTTGTCCTCATCATCAACGACGAACCCAATGACTCCATGCACGCAAAACTGACATACCTCTATGACAACAAGGGTTATTTCGTCGTGGTCCATAATATCAACCGATTACAGCGCAATATAATGAAACATACACTGGTCCCCAAACACAGCATTTTAGAGGACATTACCGACGCCAATGGCAAATCCTCCATTGACACATTCATGACAAAATACAATTTGAAAAGCAAGGGACAACTACCCGAAATCTCGCGATACGACCCTGTGGCGCTGCTAATATGCTTGCGCCCCGGGCAAATCTGCGAGATAGACCGCAAAAGTCCGACATCTGTAGTATCCAAATATTATCGTGTTTGTGTATAATATAAGCGATTCATAATGTCATCGGCATTCTACAATCGGTTCAACAATAATAAGGTAGAGGCATTCAGTGATGATATTGTTTTTTCAGCATTTAGTAAGACAGACGCGGATTACACAATTGCCCAAACATCAGGTACTTGTACTACGGACAAAGTTTGTACCGATGATATCGCTGACTGTCGATGCGAATATAAAAACAAAGTAGACGAATTGGTAAATCTCAAAAGCACCTATGGGTATTCCCAAAAAAACTTGGAAGACAGTAATGAAATCTATTCGTCAGTATCAATGGATAGTATTAACTTGGGCATCGGCATTTTGATTATGCTAGCAACCATTTCCTATATGAACGATATCATATGATAGTATATATTTAGCATAATGATCACAAAAGGTCGTGTAAAACAGGGGTTCTATATATTACTTTTGTCGGCAATCGCATATGTGATGTTAATGGTTTTTTCATTGGACAATACACATGTCATAGAGGGGCTAACACCACCCTTGGCTCCATTTACTGGAACACAAAATACAGCATCATCGGTCACTGGAAATGCAAGCACAGATGAAGTCGCTTTCCAAAAAAATATTGACACATACCGGAAAAACCTGGACTCCAGGTTAAAATACCTAAAGACAAATCCACCGGATGATATTAATTATAATACAGCAGCATATACTAGTATTATGTGGGCAACCCTAGCAACCGTTATCCTATTTGTAATATTTACCGAGATGGAAAAATAAAGCGGTGAATAAAATGACTATTTTGTATATAGTCATTTTATAGAATGAATGGATTTGATATATCGACAGAGAGCAAATATGGTACATTTCAAGATTTAAGTGGGGCTATGATTCGCAATAAAGAAAAATACGACTTTGATTCAACTGACCTGCGCACACTAAAGCCACGATACAATGACATAATGGATGGTTTAGAAAACGATACACAAATGTATTTAGAAGTTGAAAACAATTTTTTTCACGCTGCTATAATCACTATGACGACCCTTCTTATTGCGTCAATCGTAATCTCATCCTCACGATAATGAAACATTTGGTCAGCCTATTTTGTAGTAAATATATATATAATGTCAACCATAGCTGATTTGTTAGATGATGAAGTGGATAGATTAAATGATAGGAAGGTTGCGATTGACGAAGCTGAAGAAGAGCGAAAACGCGTTCTTTTCTTTAATAACAGCGCAACAGAACGCCAAAAAGCATATAACAATATATATTTGGTTGGTGTTGCGGTCCTTGTTGTTGTCGTCATTATTAAAATGATATATCAGTTTGATATAGTTCCCGATGCGATTTTAGATATTTTGACAGCACTAGCTATTTCAGCGGGGCTTATTTATGGTCTGATTCTTTATTCGGACATCATGCGTCGAAGCAATATGGATTTTAGTCGTATTAATTTAGAAACAACTCCGAAAAAAACTGAAACCCAAAAAGAAAGTGATATTGCATCTGGAAATCTGAGTGCGGTCCAGGGAGAAAGTGCTGAAGGAAAATGTATTGGCGCGGCGTGTTGTACCACGGACCAAACATATAACGAGGTATTTAGTATTTGTGTGCCCAATAAAGTTCCAATGGGAGTCGTTCCTACTGCTCCTACTGCAACAACTCTCAAATATGACTCTGACGAGATAACAAAATATCCGGATAACAATCCAAATACCCCAGATCCTCCCCTAACCGTGGCCATTGTATCGGCGTTGACAAACCCAACAAACTATAAATATTGCCTTATTAGTGCCGACAAATATGAATGGCAACCAGTTACGCAATACAACTTGCGGAAAGGCACCGATGGAAAACGTTTGAGAAGGGTTACAGCGGAAGACCCCAGTTGGGTTGACCCTAAAGGGGTTAGAAAAGCTTATGATGAAAAGTCAATGACGACAACCCCATTTGTCCAAGCATTTACCCTAATGGACTCCACGGATATAAAGCCGTTTGTAAGAGATATCGTATACGCAAAATATGTTTAGTATAATTTGTTGTTGCAAATAATATAACATAACCTATTATAATGGAACAAATCCAGAACAAAATCAATGTCATTAAAGAGGCAATTGATGGTATTACATCTGAACAAAATATCAATAATCGTAATCACTATTTCTTCAGCCAAGACAACTACTTAAATCTCTATAGAAACCGTGTTGTGCTTGTCCTCTATTATATAGTATTTATCTTGTTGGCTGTGTCTTTTTTTCTCAATCGCGAATCGTATAACATTTACATGATAGCACTCTCGTTAATATTATTTGGATTGCTGCCATTTGTCATAAAATACATAACACGATTTGTATATTATCGGTTCCTGGAATTGTTGAAATTATTTTATAAAGGCAATGCGCGTTATATTGAACCAACTGTTAAATAATCTGACCGACCTAAAGGAACTTTACAGTCGTTCCTAAAGGAACTTTACGGTCGTTCCTAAAGGAACTTTACAGTCGTTCCTAAAGGAACTTTACGGTCGTTCCTAAAGGAACTTTACAGTCGTTCCTAAAGGAACTTACGGTCGTTCCTAAAGGAACTTTACAGTCGTTCCTAAAGGAACTTTACAGTCGTTCCTAAAGGAACTTTACAGTCGTTCCTAAAGG